AGCGAACAGGGCCGCTGAGTTACATCTAGCGCAGTCGGAGTACATCGTCAATATCACCAATGACCTCAGTGACCGGATACGCAGACTGGAGGAACAACCATGAAACGTGCATTTGGGATTGGCTTAATGACAGCGGTGGTGGCAGGGGTCGGCGGCGTTTTGGCGGTTGGCTGGATGTACGAAGGGCCGCGTCGGTTCGCTCGTCGGCTTCGTCTTCGCAAAGCGTTGCGCTGATGTGCTGGCTAGGCGTTCACTGGTGGCGGCAGTCACGATGGGAGATTCGGCAGTGTCGCCTCTGTCGTCGAAAGGAACTGATGCGATTGCGTCAGTCAACAGGTAATTGGGTCTGGGTGAAAGCCTGATGTGCTTCTTTAATATCCATTGGTGGCGTGATATTCCAGACTGGGGAGCGCGAAAGTGTCGCATCTGCCGAAGAAAGGAACGCGCGTTATACGATAAATCTGGCGGCTTGAGGTGGGTGAGATATTGAGAGGCGAGCCGAAATACAGCGTCCGAAGACTTGAAGCGCGAGAGAAGCAACAACGTGCGCTAGAGTTGCGCATGGCTGGGCGCACTTGGAACGAAGTTGCGGAAACTCTTGGCTATGCGTCACACGCGGGAGCAATCAACGCTGTTAAGGCAATCCTGGCGCGCTCTGATTCAGACTATGGGAGCCGATTTCGGACGCTGACACTGGAGCGACTGACTAAGGTTCTCCAGACGTACTGGCCCACAATGCTACGAGGCGACGTGCCAGCGGCTAACGTGTGCCTCAAGACGATTAAAGACATGCGCGAGGTGACAGGCATCGACATGCCAGAGCGCGTCGAGCATAGCGGCCCAGATGGTAATCCGATACGGCATCAGGTGGTGACGTTAGACGTTGGTGACATCACAGAAGCACTCTCAACCCTACGAGATGCTGGGGTCGTCAGGCTGGCAGACGATGGACACGATTCATCTGCCGTGGTCGACGTATATCCCGCACAAGCCGACAGCTAAACAACTGGCGTTCCTCTTACTGGATAACTCAGAGGCTCTGTACGGTGGAGCCGCTGGCGGGGGTAAGTCTGACGCTTTGCTTATGGCGGCGTTGCAGTACGTCGACCAGCCTGATTACTCCGCGTTGCTCTTGCGCCGTTCTTATGCTGACCTCGCGCTACCTGGCGCGTTGATGGACAGAGCGAAGGAGTGGCTGATACCAACAGACGCACACTGGCGAGAGTCTTCGAAGACATGGACGTTCCCAAGCGGTGCGACGCTGTCCTTCGGATACCTTGAGCATACGGGCGACGAGTACCGATACCAGTCGACAGAGTTCGCCTTCATAGGCTTCGACGAGTTGACCCAGTTCGAAGAGAAGCAATACCGATACATGTTCTCGCGCTTGCGCCGACTCGCCGATTCGTCTGTGCCGTTGCGTATGCGCACAGCCAGCAACCCAGGCGGCATCGGACATGAGTGGGTAAGAAGTCGGTTCATCGACGACGACCCGCTTAATCAACGTCGTGTGTTCATCAGCGCACGTCTCCCAGACAATCCGTACCTCGACCAGACAGCTTACATCGAATCGCTCGACCAGCTTGACCCAATCACGCGCCGACAACTTCTCAACGGAGATTGGACAGCACGACAGCCGGGGAACCTCTTCCAGCGCGAGTGGTTCGACGTTGTCGAGGACGTGCCAGTGTTCATTAACAAGTCGGTGCGTTACTGGGACTTGGCAGCTACACCGAAACGTCCCGGCACTGACCCAGACTACACGGTCGGCGCGCGCATCGATTACGCGACGGACGGACTCTATTATCTGGTGGACGTGCAGCGTTTACGCGGAACCCCGGCAGACGTTGAGAGGCGCATCGCGCAGACAGCCGCAGTCGATGGAGCCAGCACCCACATCGTCATCGAGCAAGAGCCGGGAGCCAGCGGTGTGAACACCATCTACAACTACGTGACGCGAGTGCTGCCAGAGTTCACCGTCAGAGGTCAGCGGTCGACAGGTTCGAAGCTGGAACGGGCGGGGCCAGTTAGTAGTCAAGCAGAGGTCGGAAACATCCGCTTGCTTCGTGGCATGTGGGTCGCAGAGTTCTTGGATGAGGTCGAGGCGTTCCCGTTCGGCGGTCACGACGACCAAGTCGACGCGCTGTCTGGTGCGATGATGCGTCTTCGTAGCGGGCAGTATCCAGAGCCGCTGGTACACCATCTGGTAGGTGCGCGCCGAATGACACAAGCAGAGAACCCGCTAGGACTTGACCCAGACAATCCGATGTATTGGGACGACGACCGTCGAGCGTAAATAGCGCAGAGCGACAACATCAGGCAGGCACGACGACGCGCTGAGAGCCGTTTTAAGGCGGGTAAAAGACTTGAGACGTGGTTTATATCGTCCGACCTTAGAAATCAGACAAGGAGTAAATGATGGTTCTATATTCAAGCGGCATCAACCCCGTCACAGAGTCGATGATGGCGTGGATACAGCAACAAGCGGACGACCGCCGCGAAGATTATGACATCGCGCGTCGTTACTATCACGGCGACCATGATTCCGCATTGACGGACAGACTCAAGAAGTTCATCCCGCCGCGTCTGATGTTCCGCGATAACTTCATGAACGTGGTCGTCGACTCGTTAGCAGAGCGGCTGCGCGTCATCGGCTTCGACAGCGAGAACGACAGTGTGAGCGAGTGGTCGTGGAACCTCTGGCAGAAGAACCGCATGGACTACGTTCAAGTGGTGATACACACAGAGACGGTGATGTTAGGCGACAGCTATGTCCTTTGTGATTGGGACGCAGAGAACGAACGACCGCGCTGGACGCATCAGATGCCAGAGATGATTCTGCCGCACTACAACGAGACGACGCGAGACATCGACTGGGTGTCGAAGAAATGGATTCAAAGACCTCGCATCGGTGACGACCCCGAAACGCGACTGAACATCTACCATCCAGACCGCGTCGAGAAGTACGTCGCCAGAGGTGGCGTGTGGGCGCGCTACCAAGACGACGCAGACGAAGAGTGGCCCGTGCCTTGGCTCGACCGTAGCGGTCAACCGTTGGGGATTCCGTTGGTGCATTTCCGCAACCGTCCTATGGGTAGCGACTTCGGGCAGTCGGAGATTCTGAACGTCATCCCGATGCAAGACCTTCTGAACAAAAGCCTGATTGATTTGACCATGATTCTCGACACGCTGGCGTTTCCGCAGAGGTACACGTTAAATGTGAATCACGGTGCCAGTCGACTCGACATCATGCCGGGAAGCGTCGCAGAGTTCCATAGCGAGTATGACGGCGGTTCAGTCGGTCAGTGGAACGCCGCCAACGTTGACGGCCCACTGCGCGCGCTTGAGTCGCTGGTTCAGCATATCGCCGGGACGACCAGAACGCCTCAACACCTTTTCCAGATTATGGGTGGCGCGCCGTCAGGCGAAGCGTTGAAGACAGCGGAAAGCGGACTGGTTAATAAAGCGCGCCAGCGCATGGTCAGCTTCGGCAACGCGTGGGAAGACTGCCTCACGACCGCGCTGCGCATCCAGGCGGCTTTCGGTTCGACGGTCGCTGATGCTGACGAGGTGCAAATCGAGACGACGTGGGACGACCCAGAGACGCGCAACGAACAAGCACATATGGAATCGCTCAAAGGAAAGATGGAACTAGGAATCAGCAAGCATCAGATATGGCGCGAGTTAGGTTATACGCAAGAGCAAATCGACCAGATGGACGAAGACTCTCTGGCAGAGCGAGTGGCACAGACCAACGTCGGTGCTGAACTCTTGCGCAACTTCACCGCTGGCGAAATCTAATGCCGATGCCAGAGGCACAAGACGCGGTCGAGACGTTCAAGAGACTTCTTGACGCGCAAGACAGGGCCGCATCAGCGCAAGTCGTGCGCGCATATGCGCCAGTCTACCAACAGCTTGCCAAAGACACAGAGGCACTGGTACGCGTAGCGCAGACGCGCGGACTCAAGCCGTGGCAAGTCATGCGGATGGAGCGTCTGAAAGCCTTGGAAGGTCAGTTCGTCTCAAGCGCGTCACGCTTCGCAGAGCAAGCAGGCGAGAGCATCACACGCGCGCAGAGGACAGCGGTCGGACTCGCTCGACGTGGTACAGAACGCACCGTCGCGGCGGCTCTGCCCCAAGG